AATATATTAAGGAATATAAGTATTTATCAGTTTCATATAAATCTTTAAGTCATGAATTACAAAATTTAGAGAGTAAATTTATCTTTAATGATGTGGTTACAGATATAAAAGAAAAATTTCCAGATATAAGATTATTTACTATTCATGATTCAATAGTTTATCCTTCCAAACATAAAAATGAAGTTGAAATAATTTTCAACGACTATCTGAAAAAGTTACTATGAAGCCCGAAACACATTAGCTAAAGACTAATGTGTTTCGGACTTCATAGAGTGTGCTTGTGCTTCATTATTGAAGTCTAATTTTCTCTCCACCTTTGTAATGGCAAGTCCCTTACCATATATTTTTAAACCCTCTTTTAAAATGTTTATACTTGCATTTATATCCCTATCATATATAATCTATATATTAAACTTTAAAAGACATTTTTCCAAATCAGATTTTGAAATAGAAGTTTTTGTTTGTTCTATTGGTGAAGCAAATCCAAATACCATTAAACAATATATTTTAACTCAAGTTTAGAATTACTTTTTGTCAAATTCATCACACAAGCTAAAGACTTCTGTGTTTTCTTTGACGGGTCAATATAAATATTGGTTAAGTTCTGCTTAGAAAAAAAGTGATAATAAAACTTTAATATATAACAAAAAAGCGGAAATTATAATTAATATATAAGTATAATTAAAAAATAATAAATTAAATTATGCCAATTCAAAACAAAGATTTAGGAAAATACAGAAGACCTGGTATATTTATCAATGAGATAGACAATTCGATAATTGAATTACCAGTTCAGAATGTGTTGATTAATTTAGTGCCAGGATTTTCTAAAAAGGGACCAGTAAACAGACCAGTATATATTACTAATAGAGTAGATTTCGTAAGAATCTTCGGTGATATTGATAGAAGTTTAGAAAGAAAAGGATCTTACTTCCACAGAACTTGTATCAAAATGTTACAAAGTGGTCCGATTTGGGCGCTTAACTTACTATCAACAGATGATACCAGAGATACAGTAAATTGGAAATCAGTTTCTTGTGGTGCAGTATTTGATAATGCAGCAACAAAATCAATGCCTTATTCAAGACTTTTCAACAGACAAGATTTCTGGGAAAGAGACGAAGAAGCATTCTTAGATTATGTAAACGATCCAACATCTGACACAAATAGATTATTACACATCACGAACTTAGGGGAAAAGACTATTACAACATTTATTTATAAGTCTTCAATTACAGGTTTTGATGTGACTTGTGAAGATTGGTACGGTGGTGTTTCTAAGGTTCCTGCTTATTTACACCCAAAGGATTGGATTTCTGATTATATGGTTTCTGTGCTTGTTTTGGAAGGTGATTGGACTGACTATGGAAGTCTTTCAGTTGATACAACTTGGAGTAATTACTTTACAGAAGATGGTTTAGATAAAACTCTTATTCAAGATTTTGTAGATGAAACAAATGTTACAACTTTGGCTTATTATGATTGTTCATTAATACCTTACTTTAAGGATCTAAATGGAACTGACTTATATGTTAAAACAGTAATTAATAATGACACTGATAAGACAGGTTTATTCTGTACTTACAACGAAGACTTATTATTAGATTCAGATTACCCAACTGGTAAAATGGACTTAATTGGTGATGGTATCGTTGGTCAAGAAACATCTAAATTAGATTTCTTATCATATCAAGAATCAATACTTGGTTCTAAAGCATATGATAATACACCTTTAGATAGTTATGGTAATGTTTTTGGTAATTATTCTACAGAAATGCCATATCTAAGTTCAGGTTTTGCTAGTAAAAATAGTAGATCAGCTAATAGAACTAATTGGTATGTAGATGATATGAATATTACTACATCAGCATCAACACTATATCTTATAGATTCAAGTGAAGGTGGTGGTTCAACAAATTCATCAGGACAAAGTTGGTTATATTTATCTTATACTGGTTCAGACCAAGTATTAGTAAATGATCCTTCTATATCAGCATATCATGAACCATTATCTATAAATGATATTGTTTACTTAAATAAAGAATATGGTGGATTATCAGCAAATACTGCATATTATGTACAAAATATATCTGATGGTGGAAGATGGTTTACACTATCTACAACATTAGGTGGTTCATCAGTTGCTATTGATAATTCTACACAACCAACTAATTTATATGTACAAAGAATTAAATTAGGTGTTGAAGGATTAAGTGGTTCATTTAACTTAGGTGGAACGGCATACACATTCAACACAGCAACAACATCATATACATTTGATCCACTTGAATTAGGTTCAAGTAATTTATCAGGAGGATATGGATATGAAAGATACGATGTTATGTACTTAACCGCAGGTGATAACGCAGAAGTTAATATATTAAAAGGTACACAAGGTAACAATTCAAATGCAGACATGCCAGAATTTACAACAGATATGGATGATGCTATTATTTTGGGTTATCTACACCATTATATAGAATCAGGTGTAACAGTAGGAACAGGATCAACAAACTATGCTATTATGAGCGATTATACGCCTATTTCAGTAGATACAAATGGTTATGTATTATTAGAAGATATTACAATATCTGGTTATACTTCTGGTGGACAAAATTACTTGAAATTAACTTTCGGTAATACATCTGGAACAACAAACTTGAAAAATTATAACCAATTAAGATATAGAGCAGTTTACAATGAAATGGAAGCAGCACTATATGATGGTAAAGGTATTATAATTAATCAAACAAATGGATATAAGAAAGCGATATTAAATGGAACTTATGTGGATTACTCTACATCTTTCAATGCTACTATATCAATACCAATAGGTAGTGATAGTTGGACAAGTTATTATGATACTGACAGTTATAAGTGGTTAGTGTATTATATAGATAATGAATTCTATATCGCTACTGATACAGCAACAGATAGATTAATAACAACATTAGCACCAGCAGAAGACTTGGTAGGATCAGGTCAAACAACTAACAACGCAGGTGTTATTGGTAAATATTCAACATTATACTTAGATTATTACAATGGTGTTATAAACAATTATGACTTCGGTTATGTTGATAATGCTAGTGGTACAACAGGTACTAAAATATATCTAAAAATGTGGTTAGAAACAGATGATTTATTTATTGACTTTGTTTCTGATACAACAGGAACATCACCAGAAGCTATTGAAAATTGGACATCAACATCAACATATGGTGAAAGTTTCATAATTTATTCTAATACGTCTAATTATAGACAAACTGTTGAGATAGAATCATTAGACCAATCTAAATTACCAAATTTAATATATGAAATTAAAGTTGATAAAACTCGATTCTCAGAAATAGGAAAAGGTGATTTCTTAGAAGCATACTATGATGAATCATTATACGCTTCAGGTGGAGCACTATTCGGTTATGATCCTAAGAAATTAGCAAGAATTATTGATATTACTATCGATTCAACTAATTCTAATTGGAAGATATTGAGAACTGATGTACCTATTAAGATTACAACAATTACACAAATAGATGGAAGCACTCCTGATTATCAGACTATGGCATATCCACAAGTTGATGTATATGTTAGTACTTATAAAGGTATTAAATTAACTCCATTCACAATTCACGCTGACTCAATTCCTAATGGAACAAACACAAGACAGAATACTATTCTTGATGTAATGGGTAAGACAACAAATCTTGCTAAAGGTCTTGTGAATAAGAATAAAATTTCTTGGAAATATTTAGTAGATTCATTTGGACTTGGATTAGAAAGCAAATCAAAGCAAGTATATGCTGACGTTTGTGGTATGAAACTTAACTGTTTAGGTTTCATTAATGCGCCAAGTGTTAAAGAATTGAAAGCGAGTTCTAATCCTTCATTTATTAATGATGATAGAACATTGAATACAGAATTCTTGAAAGATGGTGGTGATGAAAGTAAAAATCCATCACAATTATACTCATTCGCAGAGGGTGTTGGTAGAAGTTGTGTAGGATATTTCTTCCCATACGTGAGAATAAATGATGAAGGTATTTCAAAGAATG